TCGTAGTCCTCCCGGTACGACGGCGGCATGTGCGCGCTGTGCTCACCCGTTTTATACCGGTGGTGAGCGATGCCTCGTTGCAGGTTCCCCCAATGCTTACTGCATCGGTTCCTGCCCTTGACGGGCAATCTCCGGCACCGTCCGCCCGCTTGCGTTTTCGCCCCACATATGTGCTTCCCGTTATCGTCGTATTGTGCCGGAAGGACCTTCGTCATATACGTTCCTGATCCCCGTGCGTTTCACACGTTGCTTGCGTCTACCGTTCGCCGCGTGCGGCACGGATCGCTGGTTCGTCGCGTAAGGCGGCAACCACGTCCTCAACACCCTGTCTCGCGTCAATGATACGTGTCGCATGGTCCCAGAGGTTGGCGAGGTTGTGGGCCTTCGTCTCGCGGCCCTTGACGAAGCTCGCGCTCATGGGGTGTTCGCGTTGTGCCCGGCGTCGGGCGCTCTCTTGTTTATCGACGTCCAAGAGGATGATGTGCAAGTCGTATTCCTGGCGCATCGCCTCGTGAAAGAACGCATCGTTGGCAAGTCGATCACCCTCGGCGATCAGCGCGGTCGGCCTGATGGTGCGCAAGAAGTCGATGGCCTTCGGTTGGACGCCGAGTGACAGGGCGTCGGTGCCAGAGAACGTGCCACGCCGCTTGCCGAGCTGGATCGCTCCGGTGGTATAGACGGTGTGGGCGATGGGCTGGAGTATATCCGTAGCAGGGATACCGGCCAGGAGGTGCGTGAGCGTGGTGGTCTTCCCACTGCCAGACGGGCCGATGATGTAGAGCATGGGTATCATGCGTTCTCTTCCGTTCGTTGGAGGGCTTCATGGGCGACGAGGGCGGCGACGCCCAGCCCGATTCGATGGCCGCCAGTTGCCACGATCAATCCCGTGTCGATTCGTATTGTGCCCATCCCACGCTTGGGCCAGATCGGGCGATACCCGTCCAGGACCGTGCGCTCTTCTAGGTCGGGGAGCATCGTGCCGCCGAACGCGCGCAAGGTTTCGAGTGTGGCGGCGGCACGGTCGTCGCTGATCGTGCGCTCAACGGTATCGCCGAGCCGCCATTGGCCGCGCTCCTGCCACGGGCGCAGTGTGTAATGTCGATAGGGAGCAACGTAGCGGGTCATCGGTATGTCCGTGGCGAAGGTTCCACCGACGACAAGCGCATGACCGCGCAAGATCGTCACACCGAGTTCCGGGTAGCCGCTGGCGCGGAGCAGGTCATCGGTCCACGCGCCGGTGGCAAGGATGACGGCTGTCGCCTCGTAGACGTCGCCGGTCGTAGTCTGTGCCACCCATCCCTGGGCGACGCGGGCGAGACGGCTGACGTGCGCCCGTACGGGTTCGGCCGCCTGGAGTATGTGCATCGGGTCGCGCAGGGTCCGCAAGCCTGGCTTGTGCCGCCATCGTTCGGGTGCGTAATAACTGCTGAATAGTTCGCCGGCGTCGCTCGCGCCCCACTCCGTCACGAGCCAGTCGATACTCTCGGTGATATGTGCCTTGCTCCAGTGGTTTGGTATCCGGTAGATATCGCCGGTTGCGCGCTTGTACCACTCGGGGTGGACCATGCCGGCGGCGTTCCGGCTGGCGCCGTGCGGGTTGCCGTCGTCCAACAGCACCGCCTCATGGCCGGCCTTCCGTGCGATTAGCGCCGTCGCGGCTCCCCAGAATCCCCCTCCTACCACCACGATCTTCATCGCAAGATCACCACGCCGGTATCCCGGTACACGCGCTTGCGTTCCCGGTCCGGGCCAGTCCAGCCGTGCCGTTCGCCGAGGTAAGCGTCGGGGAAAGATTCCCGTCGCGCATGCATCGCGTCGTCGTAGCAATTGGGTATACCCCCTGCCGTTTCAAGATCGTGGAGTTGGCTGTCGATATCGTTACCAACATAATACCGCCCCTTCCGCAGACTGTTCCAGTCACACAAGACCGTCTCCACCTGATCCCACGGGAGCGCTTGCCCCTTCCTGGCGAGCCGTCCTCGTACATCTTCGCCGGCCATCGTCAGGCTGTCCGTAGCGTCGTCGTCGATCCCGTACAGCCACGCAAGCCCTTCCCGGGGTCCCGTGCATTGCTCCAGGCGCATATCCGGCATGACGATCGGCGCGTCCATCGTGTGCATCAGGAGGTCGATCCACTTGAAAGCAGCCCAGCGTCCGTTGTAGGGGATGGCCTGGGCGCGCGCCCAGGCCACATCGAACGCTCGTTCCGGCTCATCGGGAAGGCCCGCCAGCCAGTACCGTTCCTGGGTGCCGTAGCCGGTGATCTGCCCGCTGACGTCGAGGTAGTCCACCACCTTCCCGCCCCGCAATCCGCGGCGCTCCGTATTGCAAGGCAGGCGGCGCATCGCATCTGGGTAGCGTCGTGCCGGGCGTCCCGCGGTCCACTCGAACGCGGTCATCGCGCTGCCGATCTGGTAGTACGCAAGGTGCAGTGTCAAGAGCCACAGTCGTTCCTCCGTGGTCAACGCCCATCGGTCCATCAGGTTTCGCAGCACCGGGTAGGCGGGGTCGATATCGCCGGTTGCGACGTGGTATCGGGCGAACACCACGAGGTCTGCTTCCACCTGGGTAATCTTCACGCTTCGGTCACCTTTGCAATGCCGCGCGCCCGGTTGCGCTCCCGCTCCGTACGGGTCCGACGCAACCGCACGACTTCCTCGGTGATCGGCAAACATTGCCACATCTTCTTTAGGCTGTAGAACACAACGCTGAAGCGGTAGGCGTCGTCGCTGTGCCGGCCGATTGGCGTGACGCCGTGGAGCAGGCTCTGGCCGTCGAACATCAGCAGGCTGTTGTTTGGCAGGGCGAAAGCGCAGTCGTATTCCGGAACGCTCAGGAAGCCGCCGCTGATATCCCGCTTCAGCACGAGCATGTTGCTCCAGACATTCTTGAAGTTGCCGGCGTCGAAGTGGTAGCTGAGCGGGTTGTTGCGGTTGATGATTCCGCTCGTGAAGACGCCGCCCTCCATGCGCCACTGCGGCAGCACCTTCTCCGTCGTCGCGCGGTGGCGATCGTACATGTCCGGGTTGTACTGCTGGTAAATACCGCTGATGCGTTCGGCGTATTCAGCGACAACCCGGTGCGCTGACGGGTTCTCCGTCGCCAGTTCCGCCGCACTGCAATTGTCGCGTTGGGGCAGGTTCCGCGGCTGGTTGCCAACGACTCGACTCGTGGTGATGAGGCCGCTGGTGCGCACGCTCTTCGTGAATGTGACGCTCTGCAACGCGGTTTCGATCGCCGTCGTGTCGTCCTGCAAGATCAGGTACACAATTTCGAGGTCGCCGGTTTCGTCGTTGTAGATCAGCGTCGAATCGGTCACCAGTTCGGTGTAGTCGTCCTCCGCGGGCTGCCGGCTCTTGTACTCCTTCAGGTCGAGCGTGCGCCGCGGCATCTTCCGTTCGACTGGCGTGTGGTCGGTCACTGGTCATCCTCCGGTCCGTAGTGCCGCACGAGCCAGATCACCGCGTCGGCGTTCGTCTCCAGCCCTTCCCGATCGCAGAGGTCTTCGAGGGCGTCGATTAGTGGCGCGTACTCGTGTACTTGCATGATGAAGTTCACGGTCTTGATCGTCATTGCCGCGTAGGCGTTCTCCGGGTCCTCTTCGTAGACCTTCTCCGCCAGGTCATCCCGATCCACGTCCTCTTCCGCTATCAGCCGCGTGTGATCGTGAAGCAGGTCGGTCCGATCCGTAATATCATCGTCCGCTTCCGGGTCGTCGTCGACGCGCCCCGGCGGCGCGGTGAATCCCGCCAGGCGCCGCAAGGTCTCGCGGTCCGTGGCAATCTTCTCCCGCAACGCCAGTCGCTTTAGTTCGTTGGCGTCGGCCAGCGTGCCCAGCGGGTTCAGGGTCGCCAGCACCGTCGCCTCTTCCTGATCGCTCAGGTCGACGTAGCTGACGGGGATCGTTGGCTGCCCCTGCCGTACCGCCAGGTCCAGCCGCATGTGTCCGTCGATGACGAGGCCGCTCCGCTCGTTGACGAGCACGCCCTGGAGCCAACCGAGTTCGTCCAGTACGTCCGTCATGACCGCCTTTTGCGCCGTTGGATGAAGCCGCCAATTTCTGGGATTCGCGTGCAGCGTCCGCGGGTCAACGTCGGCCGTCCGTGTGATCCTGTCAGTCCAGGTGCTCGTCTCCGTCATGGTTCTATGTCCCTATCGACTGGCCGGCGTGCGCCGTGGCGTCCTCACGCAACAGCCAGATCAGCGCGTCCGTGTTTCGCGGGTAGTCGTGCTGTGCCTTGATCCGCTCGATCGCCTGGCTCACCGCTGGGTACTCGTCCACCGTGAGCGGGACGTAGATTTGCCGCTGGTCGCCGGTCGCGTACGTCTCCAACGCATTCGCCCGGAACGGAAGCGTTCCCGTCGGCAGGTCATCCGCGGCTCCGGCGCCGCCCATCGCCCGCTGGAGCAGCGCATCCAGGATCGCGTTGCCCTGGAGCATCTTTCCGCGCAACGCGGCTAGCTTCCCGCCGTCGGCCAACGCCAGGTCGGCAATCGGATCGAAGGTACTCAGGGCCAACGCTTCCTCCGCCTCGCTCAGGTCGATGTACGTCACCGGGACGGTCGGCTCGCGGCGCCGGATGGCGATGGAGACGCGAAGATGCCCGTCCACGATGTGCCCCGTCCGCGCGTTGACCAGAACGTCCCGGACCCACCCGCTGGCATCGAGCACCGCTTCCGCCGCGTCCATCTGCGCGACGCCGTGCTCCCGCCAGTTCCCGGGCGAGGCTTTCAGCGCCGTGGGGTCAGCGTGCTCCCGTCGCACGATCCGGCTCTGCCAAGCTTCGCTCATTGCCGCTACTCCGCCACTAATCCGCCACTAACGACACTCCCCCTATCCTAGCACTTCTGCCGGACAGGGGAAGTTTCATGGTTCGCTCGGTTGTTGTCGTCTGGCTAGGCGGGCCGCTGGTCCCTGGCGCCGCCGACCTTCGTTGCCCGCGTATCGCTCACAGGTTCACGGGCCGGGTCGGCACCGGCTGGTTCTGGCGCCGGGTCAGGTTGCTGCTGACGTTCCGGCGCGGCGGGCGGAGTCAACGGGACGTAGTCATCGCCAAGGCTCTCAGCGGGCGCCTGCGGTGTTTCGTCGGTCATGGGTAGTTGCCTTTCGTGGTTGGTTGCTCTTTAGACGCGGTATCGAAGTTGGGGCTGGTGACCAGTGGCCATGTCAATCCCTGGCTCGTCGTAATCAACGTCAGGGACATCCATGTACCCAACACTGTAGGTCACGCTACGGGTCACGGCAAACTCGCGCCCCGTGGCAACGAGCGCGGCCAGCACGTCCTCGGGAATCTCGTGCATACTCACCTCCTCGAATTCCGTCGTCGGACCGATTTCTTGCGGTGCTTCGGTCATTCCCACCTCCTGCTTTGCGTGGCGTTCGCGGTTACAGGCCGTAGCGCCTGGTCCGCATCGACGCCGTGTTGAAGAAGCCGCCGATCCGTACCCACTTGCAGGTGCTGCGGAGGTTGCCCTTCTCACGCTCGATCCGGGCGCGGCTCATGCAGAAGCCGGTGGTGCTGCGTAGTGCTGCTGACATTGTGCGTTCCCTTCGTATGCTGTCGGCTCGCTGTGTGCCCGTGTGCGGGTCAGATGTGCGGTTACATGGCGCTACCCTCCTGTTCGTCGGCTTCGTCGCGTGGTCGGCCATTCTAGGCTGTCAGGTGAGGCGCGTGCCAGGCGCTTGCGGAACCGCGCAACACCGCCCGGCATCTTCAATCGCGTCTGGAGTGCCCGGAGCGCGTTCGCGCGGCACACCGCCACCGTCGGCTCGCCCTGCTGATGCAGCGCCCACGCCCGCAGCTCGTCCTCCGTCACGCCGTGGGCAATCGCTACCTCGCAGGTCTCGCGCACGATCCGGTGCTTCGGGTTCTCCCAGGCCGGGACCGGAGCGCCGGTGAAGTAGCCGTGGAGGCGTTCTTCAATCTCCACAAGGACGCTGCGCGGGGCGTCACCCATCGCCCATTCCTCCGTGACCTGGTTGCCACGCAATGCCGATTTCGCCCTTCGCGACCGCGTCGAGCATCAACACGATGTTCCCGCGTCCACCCTCGCTGCCGTCGGCGTAAGTCAAGCCGAGTCCGTGGGCCGTCTGTTCCAGCGCCCGCCAGCGGTCGTCGCTCAGGTTGAAGTGCCTGGTCTTCCCACGCTCCACGCGCCGCTTCGGGCCGATGATCTGACCCACCCGCGCCTTCGTCAGGCCGTAGGCAGCGCCGATCGCTTCGTAGGTCTGGCCCTCATCACGCATCTTCTGCATCACCGCCGCCCGCGTCGCATCTTCCGGGGTCCGGTATCCCGCCGGCAACCACCGCGCAACCGCACTCGGCGACACCTTTAGGATTCTCCCGATTTGCGCCTTCGTTACTCCCTGCTCGAAGAGCTGCTGGGCCGTTGCGCGCTGTTCTTCTCGTGTCATCGTCACCATCCTGGTCTCCGTTCGTTCCCTCCGTTCCGTGCCTCGGCAGGATACCCGTATCTCATCCCGTCGTCAAGTGCTCTCGTCAGTCATCCGGGATAGTTCTCCAGCGTCGCCCCGGCTTCGAGCGCCAGCTTGACGATCGCCTTGAAGTCCCGACTATCGTCAGGCGTCGTTTCGGCGTAGACGTTTACCGCAGCTTCCCACACCGCCTCATCTTCCCACGGGTTCGACGGGTTGATGAGTTCTTCGATGCCTTCGTTGTCCACATTGCCGAGTGTGAACGAGCCGGTCACGGAGGCGCCGGACATCGTCAAGGCGCCTGGTGCCGCCACGGCAAGATCGCTCAGCGACCGGGGCCTGATGAGGTGCTTCGGATCTTCGCTGGCCTCCGGTGTGGCTGCCCGCTCCAGCGCCGTCAGCCGCGTCTCATGGTCTCGCGTGACCTGCAATCCCAGATCGCGTAGGTCGTCGAGCATCTGCTGAAGCGCTTCGTACTGGTCCATCACGCTCGCCTGCGCTGTTCCGTCAGTCATGGGTGTCGTTCCTTCCGTGTTGGCGCCGGGCGGGATAACCGCCCGGCGCCCGTGGTTGCCTATCGCGCGGTGATCACAATGTCGAACTGCTGACCGCTCGTGAGGCTGACCCGGAAGCCGTAGCTCATAAAGGTCATCAGGTCTTCGTCGCCGGTCTGCTCGACCGCGCCCTCGAAGGCGATGCTCGTAGCGGTCGGGAACTGATCGCGGATCGCCGCTCCGTACTGCTCGACGGTCAGCGTTTCGTCCTCCATCTCATCCACGCAGTCGTCGCAGACGGACCCAAGCTGGCCGATAATCGTGCAGTGGCAGATGGAGCAAACGAACTGGGGAACAGTGGTGGTGGTGGTCATGGTGCTTGCCCTTCGTGTGCTGGTTGGTGGCCCTTGCCTCAACCTCATGCCTGAAGTATACGTGTTACCTATCCTGTTGTCAAGTGTTCTTGACGATGGATCGGGATATCCCTGGTCTCGCCCCGCAGCACCGCTTCCACCCAATCGCCGTCGCTGGGCTGGATCACCGCCGCGACCTGCCCGCTGGCCTGCAGAGTGGCGATCCAGTGCCGCTGCTCGGCCGTGTAGGACGCCGGCCGCGTCTGGCGCTTCGTCTCGAACCACACACAACCGTGGACGGGATGAACGGCGGTGATGTCGGGGTAGCCTGGGTTCGTCTTCCGTGAATCCGTTTCATGGTGAACGGTGTAGCCCAGCCACTCCGCCATTTCGATAACCGCGTTCATCCACGCCTGCTCCGTGGCGTTGTCCCGGACGAGGTTCGGCGGGAAGCCGGCGGGATCGCTCATGCGTCGCCCTCGGCACTGCTGAGCGGCGCCCGGCTGAGTTCGTCCGGGCGGAACGGGTAGCGGCAGTCTTCCCGATCCGTCAGCACTGTGACGGTGAAGGTGGGGTTCCCGTTCGCCGGGTCCGTGACCACGCCGGTTTCGTCGGGCTGGAACGCCACGGCGTTGATGGAGACGCGCTCGCCTGTCGTGTAGGTGTCATCGGTCATCGTGCTGGTCCCTCTCGTGCCTCCTGGCCGCTCGTGGAATTCCACAGGCATGGATACGCGTGCTTGTGGAATTCCGAGCGCGTAGCCAACAATCGTTTCGCGGGCAGATCGCAGGGCGGCGCATTCATCGTCACATCCCAGCATCTCCGCCCATTCGATTCGCATAGTGAGCTGGTCGACCAGCAGGCTGAGCGAAGGGATATTGCGGTCGCTTATGGTCTCGCGTAGTTCCTGGTTCATAGCGTCCTTCCGGTCTGTTCCTTGATCCACGCCGCGTGCACGGCTCGGTCGTACTCCGGGTTGGCAGCATCTTCGTACTGATGCAACAGGTCGATCCATCGGTCCTCATGGTGCCTGAACTCGGCATGATCCGGACTCGCCTTCAGCCAGTCCCATCCTTTGTTCAACCGGGCCTCTACGGTCCGGACAGTTTTGATCTGGTTCGCCTTTTGCACGGGGCTCATCCTTACCATTCTCCTGCTCCGGTCACTTGTACACGACGCTCCGCTCGATCTCGACATAGTTCCTGGTGGTGGGGTCCATGCTCATGCTGATCTGCCCGTTCCGGCCGAACGCCTCCTCGCGGGTCTTCAGGACGTGGATTTCCACCGTCGTGTTGTTCTCAATCTCCGTGTCGCGGTAGATTGAGATGAACCGGTCGGCCTTATCTGCCCAGGTCGCGGTGCCCCGGACGCCGTACATGCCGATCGGGCCAGTATCCTTGCCACTCTCCTTCGTCGGGTGAGCCACGATAAAGATCGCCAATCCGTACTCCTGGGCAAACCCCTGTAGGTCCGACAGCGCGTTCGCGATCTGGATGTGATCCGGGGTGGTTGACCAATCGAGGTAACGAACCTCGGTCCACGGGTCGACCACTAACGCCTTGATGCCGTGGCGAAAGATCAGCACCTTGGCCAGGTCGATAATCTCCGGAACGGTCCGCGTCTTAGGGTTGATATGCACGATGTGGTCATGGACCCATGCCGCCGTCTCATACGCTGCGTCCTTGTACGCCTCGGGCATCTCGTGGAAGAACGGCACCTTCATCCGCATCAGCTTGGAGAAGAACGTCGTTGGCGTCCCGTCCTCGGGCGGGAACATGGCCACCCGGAAGTCGTGCACTTCGCTGAGGTTGATCATGTACGCCCGCATCCAGTGACTTTTCCCAGATGATGGTATACCAGTAACGATCGTCAACTGGCCTTCACCCATTCGGAACAGGCTGCTGAAGTCCCGCCAGCGGTTCACCTCCCGCCCCCGATGCGTTGATGACTGACGCTCGTCCCAGACGCTCTCGAAGACGTCCATCGCGTAGGTGATGCCGTCAACCGGGACGGGCGCCGCGTCCTCGACTATCTCCCGGTACAGGTCGACGCCGAACTCCTTCAGCGTGTCGTTGCCGTCCTTGCAGCCATCCGGCCACTCGATGATGTGCGTCCTGGTCTTGCCGAGCCGGCGCACGAACTCATCCCGCAGCACCTGGCCGGGCCTATCGGCATCCATCGCCAGGACGATCTTGCGGGCGTTGTTCAGGATCGTCTCGCCGGAGGCCATGCAGTCGAGCTTCCGGCCCGCCTCCTGCACGCTTCCGTCCTGGTTCACGCCGGGCGCCCCGTTGGGAACGCTCATCCCGGTATGGATGCCCGCCGTTGCCAGCGCCAGTACCTCGAACTCGCCTTCGCAAAGGTAGACCGTCTCGGCGCCCTCCGCCCCGTTCAGGTTGTAGAAGATCGGCTCACTGTCCGCGCTGGAGTAAAACTTCTTCTCGTCAATCGCCCGGTACTTGATGTGGACAATCTCATCGCCCCGCAGGTAGGGGATGGCGATCCCGGCTTCCCTGCCGTCGCGGTAGGTCGACCAGAGCTTGTAGCGGGTCGCGGCAATCGTGGGATTGATCGACCGGTCCTGGAGGAACTTCTGTGCCCGTGGACCCAGGGTGCGCTCGGTCGGCACCGGCGGCGGAACGTACTGCTTGGCGTTGAAGCGCCAGTCGTTGTCGCCGGCATCGCTCCAGCCGCGGAGCCGCCCCCGGAAGTCGCAGCCGTCGTTGTGGCAGTTGTAGAAGCCCTTGCGCAGGTCGAGGCTCAGGTCGGTGCGGTTCTTGTGCCGGGACGTCTGGCTGCACTTGGGGCAGACGGTCTTGGATGCGTTGCCGCGGACGTGGATGCCGAGGTCGCCCCATGTCTCACGCTCTACGGTTTCCATGGTGCGCTGATCCCTTCGATGTGGCGGCGGTGAAGGTCCGCCTGCTCTTCCGCCGTGGGGAGCGGCCGACCCATCGAGTCCACACGCGCGCTTGGGTTCATCGCCTGTCTGGCGGGTTTGATGTGGCCGTAACTCTCGGCTTTCCCCATCCACGTCCTGAAGGCTGCTGACCAGTCCTTGAATACGCCCCCTGTGGCTGTGTAGTGGTTGACGAACTTCTCCGCCTCCCGCGCCACGTCGTGGTCGCCATAGCCCTTGCCCGCACACCACGCCCTGAGCGATTCGTTTAGCGCCCAGTCCGATGCTACCTGAGTTGCCCGCTTGCTCGTTGGCGTAGCCGTTGGCGTTGTGGCGCTTGCGCCAAAAGTCTCTGTAGTCTTCTCTGTCGTACTCTCTGTTAATGATTCTGCCGTTTGGGCACTATGGAAACTGCCGTTTGGGAAGGTTGGTTTTTGCCCTTTGGGCAGTTTCCATTCGCCCTCAACCAGGTCCGCAAACACGCTGGCGTTCAGTCGGAAGTGCATCGTCGGACTGCCGTTGGCGCGTTTTGTCATCCGCTCGATAAGCGGTATCGTCCCGGCAGTGGCGTTGATCGCGGTCACGGAACGAACGACTTGCTTCCGGCTCAGGCCCTTCTCTTCCAGCCATTCGACCTCACTCCGGTAGAACCAACCTTCGCGCCCCTTGTCGTAGCTGATCCGGGTCCACCAGACCACTTCGTTCAGGACGACCGCTGCGACATAGTCGCCCTTGAGCCATTCCACGTAGGCTTTCGGGAAGGTGACTGTTCGGTCTTTCCCGGTCAGGTCGGCAATCAATTCGAGGAGCTTGACGCTCATGCGCCTGCCTCCCGTTCCGTTTGGACCAGGAAAGCGTATTCGATTGTTTGGGGTGGATCGTTCGTGTGCGGATGCACGGGAGTGGGGTACAATATAGTCATAGCGATTGCCTTTCCAGTCAAGGTGATCGTCAGGAGCCTCGAAGCGTTTGCGCGCCTCGGGGTTCCGTCATTTCGGTTGACTCTACTATACGCTATTCGTCGGTCCAGATGAATGTTTCCCCCTTGTGTTGCATGAACGTCACCGCGAACGTGTGGCCGCATTCGCCCCTGAAGTGCAACATGACCGCGTCCCGGCGCGGCGATGGGTTCACATCCGACGGTCCCTGAATCACCCCGACCGCGGCGCCGACCATCACGGATTGGGTTTCGCCATCTTCGGGCCGCTGAAACACCTCCGTCACTTCCAGGTGCGTAAACCTGTCACCACATTCAGGGCAGCTTAAAACATCGCAGGGGCCATCGTTCGCCCAATAATCGCTATATTCCAGAGACGCATTCAGTGCGTGTCTCATGATCGCGTTCCTCCCAATATCATCGTGTCGGTTTCCCGCCGCCGCTGTCTCGCCTGGCCTTCACCCCTTAGTCGTTCCCCTTCGTGCCAACCTCATCGCTCCCGCGCACGTGCGGCGGCACCCAGAAGGTCCCGACGTGCCTGCCGAACAACGGCCGCTCGGCGCTGTACTGGGCGAAGTGCCCACGGCACAGGTGCTGGATGCGGGCTGGGTGATCGCCCGCCAACCGCTCCGTCGCGTCCTGCGGCTGGAAGCGCGTCCGTGCCGGGTCGATCACAATCTCTCCCCACTTCCGAACCGGCTTGCCCTGCCGGTCCAGCTCGCGCCGTTCCTGGCGCGATGGCAGCCGGTCGACCACCTCCACGTTCCGGCAGTGGCTAAACGTCAGCGCCAACGTTGCCACACCGAAGTTCGCAGCCACGTCATCTCCACTTATGTCTTCAGTGAGAAACTCGCGCTGGGCGCTGACCGTTCCTTGGGGATTGAACACCCATTGGATGCATGCCGGCGTGGATACGTGCGTTATCCCCTGACGCGTGAGTTGAGCGTCGTAGCAGTGGTAGGCGACGAACGTCGATCCCGGTCGATACTGCTCGGGCACGAACTCTGCTGCCAACTGATGGATACCGATGAAGCTGCGGAGCGTGTTCTTCCGGTCAGCCGTAAGCATGTCGAATTCCATCACCATGTCGCTGAACGGCGGGATGGACGGCATGCCCTCTCTGATGAGTCCCGTCTCCAGCATGTCAATCCTGTCCGTGCCAAGATCGAGCATGATATCGCGGACGTAGTCCACGACGTGCTGGATATCCCACCGCACGCCGTAGGTCGCAACGTGCTTGATATCCTCGCCGATGTCGAGTTCGAGCGGGGCCGATTCTGCCAGCATGTCGGTCAGGCGAAACTTGCCGCTCATCGCGCTTTCCGTGTCTGGTATTTCATGGGTCAATCCGTCCCGTCCTGTTTGCCCGGCGCTCGTGGTCTCGCGTACGATCACGTGGCGGTGATGAGCCGCCCCGTTGAGCGCCGGCGCGTCGTTCCTCGCCGTTCGTTCCGGGTTTCAGACGTCCACAGGTGTTCGCCGTACGCCTGTGGACGTTTGCGTTTTGGGGCTGCGGCGCCCGTCGATCTTCTCCGCCCGTGCATCCGCTGACTCCGCCTGTGCCTGTGCCAGTATTTCGCCACTGGTCGGCAACGCCCGTAACGCGATACCCATCAGTATGCAACTCTCCATCGGGCAGGTCGCCATCGTGTGCTTCTCGTGGTGGTAGAGCCGGTGGGCCGTCTGCTGGACCACCCGGATATTCCGGGTTGCCACGGCCATCCGTCGGGCGAGGCCCCGGCGCGTCTCCGCCATGTCGTCCGCGCTGATCGCCACGTCATCCTGTGTGCTCATGGTTGGCCCCCCTTTTCGCCGCTTGTGATTCTTCCGAGGCCAACTCCATGATTTCGTAAATGCCCGGCCAGGCGTCTATATACGCGCGCATCCAGACGCAACTCTCCATCGGGCAAGTCGCGGGGGTGTGCTGGCCGGGCAGGTGGTGGTGGAAGATGCGGTGGACCGTCTGCTGGACCACCTGGAGATTCTGCCTTGCTACCCCTATCCTGCGGTAGAGGTCGCCGCGCGTCTCGATCTTGTCGGCCCCGCTGATCGCCACGTCATCCCGTGTGCTCACGGTTGAGTTCCTTCCTCTAGCGTGTACGGAACTTTGTACGTATAAACCTTCGGCACCTTTTCGTGCATATCGACGGACCGCCAAATGCGATTCCAGTCGGTAATGGAAACGTCACACCCGCAGGATGGCGGGTTCATGGTCACCGTGCACGAGAAGACATCGTCCTCGTCACATTGGTTGCTCACGTCCACGCGGATACTTTTCGACGCATCACACACCGGGCAGTCGAAGTACTGGCTCATTGCTGCTGATCCTTCGCTCGTCTGACCTCACGCGCGGTCTTGCGTTCACGCGCCCGCTTCTCCCGTTTCCGCTGCTTCTGGAGGGCGGCTTGGCGACGCGTATGGCGTTCGTGATCCAACCTGCGGCGATGCTCCAGGCACGGCGCACAGTAGCTCAAACCACCCTTCGGCCCGACAACGGCCGGACGTGTGCCGCACTGGCCGCATACCCCGGCTAACCGGTACGCGCGCTTGCGTGCCCGTGAGGCGTCGCGTGATGCCTGCTGCTGTTCCTCGGACTTCAGGGGGTGCTTGCGTTCCTTCCGGATCGAAGCCAAGAGCGCCGTGCGACGCTCCGCCTGACGGACCCGGCAGATATTGCACTGGTTCATGCCGCCCTGCGTTCCTCGGTCTGCTGGCCGCTTCGCGCACGTCACGCACATGCCCGCCGCTTGGAGCCGCAGCGCCCGTTTGCGCTGGCGGCTGCTCCGTTCCTGCCTCCTGTCCTCCACCTACTGGCCTCCCGCAGCCTTGGCCGCGTTCATCGCCTCGATCAGTTGGCTCGCCTGCGCCTTCGTGATGTTGGGCGATCCTTTCCGGCCCGTGTCCCGGACGCCGAACAGGCTGTGCGCGAGGTCGCCGGTCTGCTGATCGGTCCAGTTCATGCCCTTCTGGATGCCGTAGATCGCGCCCATCTGCGGGTCGCTGGCCATGTTCCCGGTGCTCGACTGTATCGGCTGAGGGCGTGGCTGGTTCGATGGCTCTCGTGCTACGTTGCTGCGGGCCACCTTTTGCATTTCTTCGCGGCTCGGTCGATCCGCGTGCGATGTGGCGTACCCCATGTTCGCGAGAGCACGGCCGATCGCAGAAGTTTCACAATTCTCTTCGTGGGAGGTCGCGTTCGGCCCACGGCCCCCTGGTTCCGCGAACTCGAATGCGTAGCCGGTTGCGTCTGGCGTCGCACTACTTCGATCCTTGTACGCCTCCGCTCTATACCGGCACTTGGTGAAATCATCGACAGGAGATTCAAGCGTTGTCCGAATCGCACCTTCCGAATGCTCACTCCAGAATCGCGTAAGGCGATCCTGCACGGTAACGTACATCTCGATATCGAATGCTGGCATTCTGTTGCCCTTCCTGTGGTACGGGCTGCCGTGTCGCCCGCCGTACGTCAATGATACGTGTATTCTATCCAGTTGTCAAGTGTTTACGGTGTGTAGTGGTCTGTCTCGCGTTCCTTCAGGACGGCGGCGAACCGGACCGCGTTCAGCCGCACCGTGCGTGGCCCGAAGCGGACGACGGCGCTGGCCGGTATCCGTTCCTGGCGTATCCAGCGCCAGACGGTTTCGGGCCGTACGCCGGCCTGCCTTGCGGCGTCCGCGACCCGTAGCAGCTTCGTCTCGGACACATCGGTCATCAGGTTGGTCCCAGCGTGCGGTTGTCGCCCTCGGCCATACCCGGGCACTTGCCCACGTGGCTTTCGTACATCTTCCCGCTCGGCTCGGCGCCCGGCAGCAGCATCCGGGCCGCACCATCCTTGCCGGCAACCATCACGATCGTGCCGTGCTTGCTTGCTCTGGCCTCCGTAGGGTGCCACCGCTCGCCGATGCGTACCCACTGGATGGCTTTCCCGCAGTACGGGCATGTCGCCGCTCCTGGAGCCACTGAGCGCGCCTCAGTGGCATCCCGCTCATCCATCGCCGCGAAGCCCGCCACGATCACGTCCGCTAGCCGCTTCCCGGGCCGGATACTGAGGTCGCTGTGCGCCCCCGTCTTCAGGGTCAGCACGTCGAACACCGAGTCGTACTCGACGCCGCTCCCGAAGTCGACGGTGTACGCCTGGGCCGCCTGATCCTGCTCGCGCTCCTTCGGACTGACCATCGTTCTTGTGCTGGTTGGCCACTCGTTCTCGGTCATGGCGTGGCCTCCAGCGTGGCAACAGAGTGTTCCAGTTCTTCAACTCTCCCTTTCAGGTCCCATGCGACAAGCATGGCGCTCACCGCAATGATCGCCACAACCATCAAGAGAACGTCCAGAGCGTTGATGCGCTGCCTGTCGATCATTGGTTTTGTCCTTCCGTCGTGTCGTGGGCGAGGTCGGCGGGGTCGATCTGTGACGACCACGCCACCGCTTCCGCGTCGGTTATGTTCGTCTGTCCGCCGAACTCATCGGCAATCCAGTGGGCGAGCCGGATGAGTTCGAGCGAGAGCCGTGCTGCTCGATCCATCTCTGCTGCCAGGCCGGCGATGAGGCGGGCGTTCTCGTCCTGGAGTCTGTGAGCGTGCACCCCGAGTGCGGCGGCGTACACGTCAGCATCCACGGGGTCGCCATTGAGGCGGTACTGCAAAGGGAACAGCATCACTCATCCTCCGTTGTGTTGGCGATGGCGGCTTTGAGTAGGGGAATCAGGCGGACGGTTTCGGCAAAGAGTTCTCCAATCTCAGCGGCATCCTTGCCGTCAATGCTCGACTCTCCCCGATACCAGTTGTTGTCATCCTCGACACAGGGCGCGAAGTGTCGTGCCCACGACTGGGCGTCCCGGTACAGTGCGTCAAGTGCCGTCTTGGGAGCCGCCTCGGGCTCAACCCCCTGGCCATGGCATCGCGGACAGGTATCGCCCAGCATTGACCGCCCCTTTCCGTGGCAGCGATAGCACGTTTCCGCATCCTCCGTCACGGCGGGAAGGATTCGTTCTAGTCGGGCAACTTCGCCACGCAATTCGACTTGAAACTCAGTCCGCATCTCCGCCAGCGCGGCGTCGTGGGCGGTGATGGATTTCTTTATGTCTTCAATCGCCATCCAGGCATGGCCAATGGCATAGCCATCTTCCTGTCCAACTTTCCACAGATAATCAACCCTTTCCGCCAACCCATCCGGCTCGGACGTGGCGACGAGAGCGGCCTTGATGACGGCGCGCGCGTGAGTCTTGGCGGCGCTCCAAATAAGGGGATTCCAGCCAAGTGCTTCTGCTCCTGCCTCGACCATCGCTTCGGTAATGTCCCTCGGGCCGGTCGGGGCCGTGCTCATCGTCGTCTCCGGTGTGGGATCACTCATTCGGTCCAATTCCTCTCGGGATCGCTCAGTTGGCCGTACTGCCACAGAAGGCCCTCTGCCATCGTCAAGGTCTCTTCCTTCAAGCCTTCCGTGATGCCGTCGCTCGTAAGCGTCACAAGCGCCACCAGAACGGTTGCCGTCCGGTACATGGCGGCCAGGTCTTCGGCGGATACGATCTGCTGGGCGTAGAACGTCCCCTGGTCCGCATGAAGCTTCCTCACCCGTCCGAGGTACTCGCCGATGTTGATGTCCGTGCTGCCCGCGTCGCCTGTCCATGAGTCTGCCATGCCGCTCCCTTCCGTCTCTCGCCTCGCGGCCCGTGGAGCGCCGTGTCCAGCGCCACACCCGCCGTGACGTAGTAGCCAACCACCCGCATGAAATTGCGCTGGCTCAGGCGCCGGTTCCGTAGTGCCCGCTCCAACCGCGCCCGGATCGCTCGTAACTCCGCGATGCTCATCGTCTCGTACGCCATCGTGTTTGCCCTTCGTGGTGGCGGGGAAAGATAATTCCCCGCCCGGTTAGGTGGACTAGCGGTCAACGATCTGGATTGTCTCGCGAACGCGCTGCCCGGTGTCTGTGATGCAGGTCTCCACCGTGTACTCAACGCCATCCTGCACGACGCACGGGTGGACGTTGGCTCGTGCCGATACGTCCGTCACTGCATAATCCCGATCCAGCCATTCGCCCCCTTCGAAGTATCCGTTCCAGTAGGCGCCGTCAACGTGGATCGTCCGAATCGTGCGGTAGTTCATGGTGCTTGCCCTTCGTGGTGTGGGCGGAATCGCTCCCGCCCGGCTGGTGGTTAGAGCGGCGAATCCTCACGGCTCATGTTGTAGTTGATGTCCAACTCGGCGCCGACCAATGCCCAGCCGTACATCGTGGACTCGATCCGGGCGCCTTTGCCGTAGCGGGCGCCGCTCTTGGCGCAGGTGCCGCTGAACCGGGCGGTGATTCCGGCGGCGGCGGCGGACCGCTTGGAAACCTCAGCCTCGTGTCCGGTGATCATCGCCGGAACCTGGATCAGCGCCTCGGTATCCCACGCTGCCAGTTGATCAGCGGTCGTCGCGCACGTGCCCGTATCGGCTCCCTGCGCGACGCGGCTGGCGGCGTAGTCGTACTTGGCCCACGCCATCCCGTCCTGGACCCGAATCGCCAGCTCCGCCGTCGCCTTGCTCCACGTGCTCATGGTGTTTGCCCTTCGTCGTTCCGGTTGTGGCCCCTGCCTCAACCCGTTGATAGAACTATACCCTACCTGTATCCCGTTGTCAAGTGTTTATCATACGTATTCTTACGTTCGGTGGGCACAGAATCGCCCGGCCGGGATGGTTCCCGCCGGGCGCTCTAGCCGTTCTTCACGTGCCCTCGATCCTCTCGCCTTCCCTCAGTGTGGGCCGCCCCGCCTGCGCTGACGTGGCGTCGTGGTGATGATGGTGGTCCTAACCGCTCCATCCCGCCACGATGCCATGCTCTCATGCCGATAGCTGTATGTCAAGTGTTCGGGGTGACGTCCTACGGTGTAGTTTGCGCGGTAACGGTCTCGCCCGATGGCAGGGTCTTGCCGAAGAAGTTGGTTGCCAGCGAGATGACCGACGCCACGGCGCCGACCGCGGCCGAGGCGATGATCTTGCCGCCCGCGTTCATGTCGTCCAGCGTCACGTCTCCACCGCCGGCCAGGTTCGTCGATAGGTCGAGCAACCACGGTGAAAACGTCAGGGCCAGGCCAGCAACGAACGCCTGGATGAGGGTCTTGACCGCCGCGCGGGCGATCGTCTGCACGACTACCCCCGTCGTCGATGCCGGAATGGTGATCTGGTTCGCAGTGTTGTTGTCCATACGGGTGTCCTTTCGTGGGACTAGAAGATAAGCCAAATAATGACCAGGACAATGATGAGGACGAGGAGTCCGGAGCTGAAAATCATGTGGTCTCTCCTATCGTGCCGTCGGGGCCGGCTGGCCCGCGTGTGGCTACTCGATGCCGTCCAGGGCGTTGACCAGGATCGCGGTAAGTTCGGCGATCAGGTCTGCGATGATGGCTGCATCCTCGGTGCTCGTGTCGCTTGACACAACGTTCTGTGCCGTCGTCCCCGTGCCAGTATCCGGCAGGACGGTGATCAGGTCGAACACTTCCCCGGTCTCGGTATCTTCCGTGTCCGCGCCCGTCGTGGCGTCAGTAAGGTCCACGACCTCCGGCGCCTCCACTCCGGCAAGGATGCCTTCCAGGATCAGAATCAACTCGTTGATCAGTTCGCACTCTTCATCGCACACCGGTTCCGAAACGACCGGTGTTGCGAACGCCTGCTGTGCGCTGGCCGCTGGTTGGGGCTGGCTGGTGATGCCAACCGCCAGCGCGACCATAATCGCGATCGCGATGATACTGGCGATAAGGTCGCGAAGGGTGTTCTTGTTCACGTTCCGTGCTCCATGTGCCGGGCGCGCCGGCTCGCCGTTGTCAAGTGCTACGGGGTGGGACCAAGCTTCGCAACTGCGTCGCTCGGGGTCAACTGATACAAAATCATTCCGTCGGCAAACTGGAAGAACTTCGCCGTACCGTCGGTCCAGACGTGCGTGAGTTCCGGCGCGCGCCCGGTCGCCAACAGGTTCAGGCGCCACAAGTCGGAGACCGGGCCGTTGGGGTCGAACTTGTACACGCCAACCTTTCCGAACAGCCGCTTCACCGTCGCCAGGTTGAAGCCCGCCGGCAGCGTCACCGTGCCCTGTGGCTCCGGCTCTATGATCGGCGGCTCCTCCGTGCCCTGATTCGGAATCACCTGCTGGACCGCCTCCAGCGCGGCCCGAGCGCACTTGTTGAAGAAGTCAGTTCGCGACGCGTCGTTCGTCCCGCCGTGCTCCACGACGAGACGTATCGCCTTCTTGCGATGGGGCGCCGTCGCCCCGAACATCCCGAGCCGGTAGCCGCCGCTCAGGGCGACGCCGGTATCCCGCTCGCTCATCACGCCGATGTGCCCGAACCGTCCGTTCCACAAGGTCATGCCCGAGTTGGCCGCGACGATCTTGCGGCTGATCTGCTCGGCGAGTTGTTTGTCCAGTACGTTGACCGCCGCCGTATCGTCGGCAGGCGCGCCTCCGGAGAAGCCGCTGCTCAGGCCGGTGACGTCCGGTACGATTGTGTGAACCGGGCTGGTCGAGCCGTTGTAGTGGAGATCGAGCATGATGCTCAATGCTTCCTGGCGCGCGCCCAGCCAGTTCCGGCAGCCGACGGCGACGGTCGCCAGGTCGCCGTTCGTCATCGTGGCATTACTGTCCCGGTCCACGTCCCGCTGGAAGTATGCGGTGGTGTAGCCCGCCGCCTTGAACACGCGGTCGTAGGCCAGCGCGAGGTCGTCGGTCAGTCCCCGCTCCACGGGATTGCCGGGGTCGCCGGTGCTGCGGTGTCCTGCCACGAGCAGGATCGGTGGTTTTGGCATACCTGTTTGTGCTCCCGTCTCGGAGGGGCCGGTTTCGCCGCCGCCCGCCGCTGCCCACTGCCGCAGGAACGTCCGTACCCTGCCGGCGTATCCGATTTCCGCGTTGTCCACGCCTGTGTCTGGGTGAACGTCCCCGCTGGGTGCGTAGATTTCGCACATCTGCTCCAGCGTTATGGCATTATTGTACACACCGTTCTTGTAACCCGGATCGTCGATGATCCGGCGCTTCCACTCCCGGACGCAGGCAGGGTAGTTCCCGAACCGCAGGAAGTAGCCGTAGCCGCCGCCGCTCGGGTGCCGGATCACGCCGGTCGCCTCAGGCGGCACGTACATGGTCTGGCCCACGCTCGCCCGCGTCTGGTAGTCGATCACCGTCACGTAGTGCGTCGCCGTTGGGTCACCGATCCACGGACGCAGGCCAAGCTGGTTGTAGTCGCCGGCCAGGATCACCGTGCCGGTTGATGCCAGTTGATTTTCGAGCATCATCTGAGCAAGGCATAGTCCGGAATGAGGTCGCGCACTTTCCCAAACGAACTGCGCATTGGGAAGCATCGGACTCCCCTTACGTTTCATTTCGCTCCGGTAGAGCGCGAGAGTCAGGTCTCCAATTTTGCGATACTGCGTTGACTCCGCGTTGAATAACGCCATCTCAACACCCTATTCCCTGCTATAATGAGGGGAATGAAGCCCTCGCGTGGTTGGACACCGAGGGCATGTCATCCAAGCGAAAGGACCGCCCGATGCCCTCGAAGTGTACTCCACCATTCCCTGACCCAAACCCATCCGGGCTATGCATGTGCGGCTGTCTCGAACCCGTTGGTATCCATCCGCGTACGGACTCTAAACGTGGCGATTATCTCGGTCACCACAAACGCTATGCGGCGCAAGGGCACCAGTTACGATTGTCTCCGTTGCTCTACGTTGAAGAGGATCGTGGGTACATTACGCCGTGCTGGGTCTGGCAGCGGTCCATCAACGTGCGCCACGGGTACGGCATCATCAGTCTCGGCAATGGCAAGAGTGGGCGGGCGCACATCCGCTTTTGGGTGGAGCGACGCGGCCCGGTTCCTGATGACCTCGAATTGGATCATCTCTGCCGTGTCCGTTCCTGTGTGAACCCTGACCACCTGGAGCCAGTGACACGTGCCGTCAACACGCAACGAGGCGCGCTCGCCGTCCTCACGCCTGACCTTGTGCGGACGATTCGGGCGCTGTACGCGGATGGCGTCAGGCTTGCCGACATAGCACGTAGGCTTGGATTGCGTCGAGGTGCCACGGATGCTGCCGCCAAAGGGCGCACCTGGAAGAACATCACGTAACGCCATGCGTTACCTCCCCGCTATCCGGTCGGTGATAATTGCTGCTTCTCCTTGATATTGGATGCCGTCCAGGAGCCGCTGGAGCGTCGTGTAAGGAAGGTAAACCAGTGGGTATGTCTTGCCCCATGAGTTCACCAGACGCACCGCCTGGCGACGGTCTGAGGCCCCGAATGCGCATATCGCGTGGCCGCCCCGGACCGTCCCTAGCTCACCCTCGCCAATCCAGTGCGATCCGTCGCTCTTTTTCTTCGGCGTGTCGAAGCTGCTCAACCAGTCGACGCCCAACACGACCGGTACGCCGGCGGCGATGCAGCTTCGCACTTCATCCCCCCGCGTCGCCCAACGGTACTCGTGGATGCCGTCCTCGATCAACGGCGCGTGCTCGTGCGCGTGGTTGTGGAGGAACTTGTGGCCTACGGTCCGTAGCACCTCCATCCCCGCCCGGACGCTGGTCCCGTCATATGACTCGCCTGGCCATTCGTCGATCTTCCGGGCCTCGCGGTACAAGAATGGGGCGTCGTAGAAGCGCCGGTTCAAAACACTCATCATCCAGCTAGACGCGAAGCCGACGCACGCGCCCTCCGAACCCTGGTCGTATTTCGCGCGGTAGGTGTACGGCAGGGCCAGGGTGCGCTCCACCGTTCGTACGATGTCCGGGACCGCGCCCCGGATCGGGAATCGCTCCAGGTGCTTTGTATCGCCGTCAGGGAGAGGGCGTCGTCCGAGTCCGTTGTCCATAAGTCCTCCAGTGAGCGCGTGGGCAGGGCAGGCCCGATACGGATTAGGCCGGGGTTTCGGGCGTGGGCGTGGGTGCGACGTCGGCAGCGTCTTCCGGCTTGGTGAATCCCTGGGCGCGAAGGGTGTCACGGAATTCGCGCATCGTGGCTTCGCGGGTTTCCCCGCTGGCCGCGTTCACGAACGTATGGGTCTTTTCGTCTTGACCCCGGTTCGGCTTGTTGCGGGCGGCTTGGCCCTGGCTTCCTGGATTTGCTGGCTTTGGCATCAGTGGTGCTCCTGTCGTGATGATGTGACCCGCCCTGCCCACGCGCTCCCCGTTGTCCATCAGCCGGCCTCTCCAAACCCGCCGGCGATCATCGACTCGCTGACCTTGAACAGATTGCCGTCGCTGCCCTCGACGAACACGATTCCTAAGAGCCGGTCGAAGCTGGTCCGGTCGAGCTTCGTCTCGATGTAGACCCGGCTGCCGATCGGCAGGAGGTCGGCCAGGGCATCCCGCGCCAGGCTACCGGCGCCGCGCTCATCACCGCTGAACAGTTCGGGAGCGTTGTACTCGATGATCCTGATGCTTCGCACCATGAAGACGCGGCACCCAAGCGAAATCTCGGCATAGATAGTGTCGCCATCTACTACACGTTGCACGGCGGCTTTATACCGGTAGAGTGGCCAATCTGAAGCTTTCATGCGTTACTCCTTACCGATCTGACGTTGTACTTCTTTGACATCTCTCTTGACTTCCGCCACATCGCTGGCCGTCTTTGTAATCGTCTCGGATACGCCGTCACTGAACGTCGCGACCAGGGTTTCCAGCTTCACCTCCGGCTTGGGCCAAATGCTTGCCACGAACCAGGGCTTGCCGTCCACGTCCGTCGTGTTCAGTGCGAGGTACACCGGAATCTCCACGCCATCCCGTCGCAACATGTCGATGACCACCACCGTGCCGATGATGTGTGGCTCACGGGTTTCGATGTACCGCTGCATCCCGTGGTCGTGTCCGGCAACGTACCGCTCTGGCATGATCGTTTCGAGTGGCTTGCCGATCAGGTCACCGGGCACCGCGCCCACCAGGGCGTCGAACTCGGCGGTGGTGTGCTGGATCGTGCCCTCGTGGTCGCTCACGATGATCGGCATTGCCTGGGCGAGGGTGCCGAAGATCGCCGCCTGGTTGATCTCGTACATGTCCGCTGGGTGCTTCAGGAGCCGCACCACCAACCTCGGCAAGACGAATAGCGCTGCGGTCAGGCACCACACAGCCGACACCGCGAGGATGACGCGCAATGTCACGTTCAACCATTCGGGGTCCAGTGGCGAAGCCGGGCCGACGTAGAGCCGCAAACCAAGGACCCCATCGAAGGACAGCAAGAGGATGCCCGCTGATCCGGTTACGTGCCCGAGCGCGTTCCCCATCGGAGAGCGATCGTCGTCCTGGGTCAGCACGCGCCCGGCTAACGACAACAGCAGGAAGAGCGCACCCAGCACGATCAAGGCGAGCACCGCGATGACCGTGATGCCGATTGTTACGTATTCGGCGTTCACGGCCCACCCTCCTTATTGGTCAGCGCATCAGCCAGGAAATCCGGCCCGGTCTTGCGAACGATCACCTGGTCAAGGATGTTGGACCGAATGCGCTGCTGGTCAACGGATGTCTGGAAGGCGTCATGCTGGACCTGCCTTACCTGCTCGTTCATGCGGTTCCGGGCCTGCTTCGACGCGTCGATCGCGGCGCGTGACGCAACCACGCTGTCATCGTGTGAGTCAGCATGGAATCGACTGCGGATCATGCTGAGCAGGCTCATAGCCGATCCTTGCCCGCGATTGCGGCCACCAAATCCGCGTTTGTCTTCGTCAACTCGGCCATCTGTTGCCGGGTGGCTTCTTGCTGGGCGATGACGGCCTGTGACGATGCGGACGTTTGCTCCCTGAGTTCCTGACGCAAGCTGATGTTCAATTCCTTGATCGGGCCAACAATCGCCTCGTGCGCCACCTTGCTGTAGATGTTCCCATTCAGGAATTGCCACACCACCCAGAGCAAGACGGTAGACGCCCCACCCGAGACGATAAGCTGGATAGTCTGCGGCGTCATAGGTCATTACCGCCGGTAACCATGTCTGCGGAATCATACACATCGTTCACCATCCTGTCCTCTCTGGCGCTTACGCCGTCGTCGAATCGACGATGATGCCTTGCGCGGCAAGTTGGGTCAGCAGGGATGCCAGCGCCGCGTTGCCGCCCCGGCTGCCAGTCACCGCTGG